AGTTACTCCAACAGCAGTAATTGCAGCAGCAGCAGTAGCAGCAGACTCAATAAAGTTAGCTGGAACTCTTTCCATTCCAGAGAATGTTAAAGTATACCCAGACATATTACCCATTGAAGCTCCAGATACGATAGTACCACCAGATACATCTAATCCGTGTTCTAAACCAGCAACAAATACATTTCCATTATTATCTTCAACTAAAATTGAAGGACTTCCGTAAGCTAACAATTTAACCGTTTTATGGTCTTCTTTAGTTAACTTCGTTAATTGTAGCTCTAAAACTTGTTCAAAAGTAGTAGTTCCATTCTCTCTTGAAGAGGTAATGTTTTCCGTGTAGGTAGAACTTCCTTTGATGTCAAATTTAAAAGCTGCTATACCAGTACCTATGCTCGTAATAACGTCCGTATCAGAACCGTCATACGTTACAGTTAAGTCTTGCTTGTTGACAAGGTAAACAGCGTTCAACCCTCCAACTGAATCTTTATAAGGCTCTTTACGACCTCTTGAAATATCACTCATTATATTTATATTTTTTAAGTTAATAAAAAAGGGTAAGTAGATTAACCGCCTACCCTTTTTAGTTTTATTAATATGCTAATCTTAGTTAACAGCGTTAATGATTCCGTACGTTACGATATCTTCAACTACACCATACTGAACTCCAGCAGTAAATCTCATTACAACACGAACATTTTGACTTCCGTCTAATTCGCTCATATCTAGCAATTTAACTTCATTAGAATCTGACATTAAACCAGTTCCAAAATGTAAGTTATCTTTAGTAGTAGCAATCATTACGTTAGAAGCAAGTCCGTTAGCCATAAAGATTTTTACACCATCAATAGAAGTGATGTTGATATCTTGGTTATGAGACATATCTTGGAAATGTGCAGCACCTAAAGCTCTTTTGTAAGCTCTGTAAACGTTTTGAGAAACATAAATAAAGAAGTCATCTCTTCCGTATAAAGAAGCTGGAATAGCATCTACAACTTTTCCTAATTCAGCAACAACATTTGTAGCAGTTACAGCGATACCAGTTACTTCTTGAGCAGATGGTAAAGCAGCATCAGTTAATAATAAGGTAGCAAAACCATCAAATTCACCTTCAGTAGCATTTACACCACTCCAGATATTTTGTTCTTGCTTAGTTGCAACCTTTGCAGCAACGTGTCCAATTAGATAATCTTGAAAAGAAGAAGGTAAGTTATCAAAAGCAGAATAACCCATAGAGATTGCATCCCAATCAGAACGGAAATCTTTCTTACATAATTCTAAATTTACTTGAAATTCTTCTGGTTGAAGGATTCTTTCTGTAAGAGTTAAAGTAGATGTATCAGCGAAATCACAAGTACCATCTTTTACGATACCGTCAATCTCTAATCTTTTTACAACTTCTTTGAACTTTACATTTGGTCTAATAGTTAATCCACCATTAGCGATTGTGTTACCAGCTAAAAGAGCTGCTGAAATGTATTTTCCAGCACTTTCTCCAGCGTAGGTAGTAGTAATACTTGTACTTGTTGCCATAATTAAGCGTTTTTAAATTTAATTTAGTTATTAATCATTGACCATACTCTCTCAGCAGCAGTCAATCCTTTATTGTTATACCCTTGTACTTTTTTTTCAGTTACACTCTCTGGAGAATGAACTACTTCTTCAACTACTTCTTCTTCAGCAAGCTCTACAACTTCCTTTACTTCAGCAGATAATTTTTCTGGAACATCAGACTCATTGTAATCAGACTTATCTTCCATCATTGCTTTCATCATAGATAAAAGTTCTTGTTTAACTTGAGATAACTCTTCTACTGTAGCGAAGTTCATTTGAGCCACTTCTGCAACAGGAGCAACCTCTTTATCTTCAGCTAATACTACCTCTTCAATTACTTCTTCAATTACTTCTTCAGTAGATAATACCACTTCTTCAATAACTTCTTCGATAACCTCTTCAGTAACCTCTTTTTTAGAGAGACCTACCAATTCCTTGATGCTTGTAAGAATTTCTTTACTATTCATAATTTGCTTGTTTTTAATATATTAAGATAACGTATTTATAAATATACCGTCGTGTTTTAATTGTTATAACGTTGCGGGTATTAGCTTAGTAACCGTATTGATGTTGGTTAATTGAG